AGGACGGCTAGAAAGACGAAACTTCGTACGGGTGATGCCTATAAGGAAATGAAGCGGGAGGCCCTCGAGCTTCACGGCATCGAGATGGAGAAGGCTTTCTTGTTCGGTATTCCCTATGAAGGCACTGGGGATAATGGAAAGAAGGAGCGGACTACTGAGGGCCTGCTTACCTGTCTTCGCACCAATAACTCTGCGGGCCTGAGTGACTTCCAGACGGATGCTACGTATCATGGCAAGAACTGGCTCGACGACGGTGGTGGGGAGGACTTCCTGGACGAGTTCCTGGAGCCGGTCTTTCGCTATGGTCGGCAGGAGAAGCTGGCAGTGTGTGGCTCTGGCGCACTGATGGGGCTAAATAAGTTGGCTAAGGCTAATGGTCACTTCACTATGACCTCGACGACGAAGGCCTATGGGATCAACGTGACTGAGTGGATTACGCCTATGGGTGTGATCTACCTTAAGACCCACCCGCTGTTTAACATCGAGAGCACCCTGCGGAATAGCATGTTGATCTTCGAACCTGAGAATTGCGTCTATCGCTACATCGACGACACGCAGTTCTACGCCGAGGGCGAGAAGGGGACGGCAGCGCCTGGTACCAACGGAGGTCGTATTGACGGGACGCAGGAGGAGTACCTGACCGAGTGCGGTCTGGAGTATCATCATCCCTATACGGCCTGCTTCCTGAATGGAGTTGGCCTTAATCACACGGCTTAGTCGTCCTCTTCTCCGACTGAGCAGAACGAGGCGGGTGGCTTAAAACACCATCCGCTTCGTTCATTAATTGAACGAAGAGCAGGAGGTAGGTATGGCTGTACAGATTATCCGATCTCCTCATGAGTATCAGGGATATTCTACACAGATCACTGATCTGCAGGCAGTCCCTGATGGGTCTACTTATCACTCTATAGATACTGGAGAGGAGTGGATCTTTCATGAGGGGATTCCTTATCCAGATCTTAGGTATGCTAGGCGAATTAAGAACTCTAACTCACTGTAAAGTACACCACAATAGGAGGTTCTTATGTACTCGAAAGTCGGTCGTGTGATTGGTGCGAGTGGGGTAGTTCCGCTCAGGAGTGGAACTGAGGCTGGTCTTGTCCTTGATTCTCATGGGAAGTATTATGAAGCTGTGAAGTCTGGAAGATGCTTCATGGCTGCTAACCAGGCGGCAGTTGCCGTCACGGCTGCAATGGCTACGACGTATACTGGTCTTGTCCTCTCAAATCCTGGTACGTCTGGAAAAGATGTTGTCTTGCTTCAGTTTGGTTGGGGTCTTAGTGTTGTACTACCTACGGCTCTTACTATCTTTGGCATCATGGTAGGTCTTAATGCTGGAGATGCAGCTGCAGCGATTACGCCGAAGAATTGCTACGCTGGTGGAGCGGCCTCTGGCATGGTTGTCGACAATGGTTGTACGCTTACTGGCACGCCTGTCCTGTATTCAGTATATGGTAATGCCGCTAAGGGTGCGGATACGGTGACAGTGCTTGACGGAGTTACGAATGTGGACTTGGAGGGTTCTATCATCGTACCTCCTGGCTACTATGCTGCCGTCTATTCCTTCGCAGCAAACACTGCAGCGGCTATCTTCTCCTTCATGTGGGAAGAGCTTCCTGTATAACCTTAGAATATAGGGTGGATGCTATCATAAGGTCCACCCTATTTGGAGGATAGTAATGCAGACACTTAAAACTACTCTTGCAGACATCGCCTTGAGTCGGGAGTCTTATATAGTAACTCGTGTTCTGGCTGCCAATACTGCAGAATCTATTACAGTGCCTAAAGGAGCTAATTATGTGATCTTATCTGGGACTGCAGATAGTTGGATTGATTACACTACTACAGCGGTAGTCCCTGCAGCTGACATAGAGAATGGTACATCACCTATTTATATTCCAGCTGCTTATAAGGAGCTTAGGGAAGTTAAAGGTGTTCAGACTCTTAGTGTTATATCTACCCCTGGTGGGATCTTTACAGCTGAGTTCTATAGTTAATAGGGGTTAATATGCTTGGACAACTCTTTCCATTAAATTATTGGTCAGCTGGTGGGGCGACTAGTTCCTATGAGCCTGAAACCCTCGCCTATGCCGCCCTGCGTCTTGCCGAAGCTAATCCCATGTCGGACGCCGAGAAGGCCTCCCTCGATCTGGTCATCAAGGATGTCAAGGGTGATGGTACGACGATCGCCTCCGTAGCCTGCAATCTCAGCACCGTTGCCGGGACCGCCTTCCTGACGAACCCCGTGTTCACCTCTACCGGCATCCCCTCCAATGATCTCCGCTGGACGTTGGGCTTCAAGCTCTCTATCGCCGCTGGCGGGAAAACGCTTGTTGGGTGGAGCAAGGCGGCGGGGACGGGGGACTTACACAAGTCTCGTAACTGGATTCACGAACGGTTCAACGCATCCATTTGAGACATTCACGCCCAATGGAGTTGTTGCAACGGACTTTGATGTTCTCGCTAACAGCAATGGCCAGGGCAGATCGGGAGCTACGCAGAGCGCGGCAACGGTTCGATATGCCCTTTACAAGATAGCAATGAACCTCACTCTTAATAGTGGGACGCTAACCAATACCGTATATACAACAGGAACCGGAACGGCAACATTCTCTCCTTCCCTGATAGTACCAAAGCTGGTCGAGGGAAGTAACGTCCATTATCTCAACTCTTCTGGTGTAGCAAGTGGGTCGGGATTTATTATTTCAGAGGTGAACAGCATTACGACTTCGGGATTTTCTTTTTCGCAAGTCCTAACCCCCAACGCCGCTGGTATCACTATTGTATCAGCATCCGGCGGGACAACGTACAACTGGACATCGGATGACGGGATTGACCCCAACGCGGCGGCTTTCGCAATCACGGTGACAAAGGATTAGCCAATGGAAATCGAGAAATACGTCAAATTTTCAACGATGGAAGCGGCTTTGGCCTACCTGCCGATTTTGCAGGCGCACGTTGACGCGAATTATCAGGAAGCGGGCAAGCCGAAGATTCATAAGGGGATCGTGCCAACATACGACGGCAAGCACGCTATTCCCCTTCCGGGAACGTACCCGGAGACGACCGGGGAAGTGGTGGATAGCATCGAGCCGCCGGTGGTCGAAATGCCTGAAATGGAGGGGCTTTGAGGCTACTGTTCGCTATCCTCTTGCTCTGTCTTCTTGCCGGTTGCGCTGCGGAACCGCAGTTCTGCCGGACGGTTGTGATTCCCTCGCAAGAAGTCACAATCTGCGGGCCGGAGTATTTCCGGGGTGAGGCTGGATCGTGGCTTGGAAGAAACTGGATCAAGTCGTGGGGCTGGATGAGCGACGGGCAGATCAAATCGGATAACGAAATGTTGGGGCATGAAGCAGCGCATCAGATGAACAGGGTGGACCCGGCGTTTAGGGACCCGGACAGAAGGTAGGCAGGCCGCTCTTCATTCATTTAATGAACGTAGGTTATGGTGATTACTATGGAATATAAGGATATAAGAAAGAAGTTTGTAGAACTCTCTGGTCGCTATGATCTAGTTAATCCTGACTGGACAGACAATGGGGCAGACTTCTTCTTCGATGCTGGCCAGAAGATGCTGGACATGATGCAGGATTCGAAGAAGATGCAGGCGAAGAATATCCAGCTAGTGACAGCTGGAACTATCCTCGTCAAGACAGCTGGCTTGCGATCTATTATTGAGGTGAAGGTTGGGACGACAACTGCTGGACTTGTACCCCTGGAGCGCAAGACACTCTCTGAATTAAAGGGGTATTATGAGAAGGAGTTGTCTGATGTAGATCAGGGAGAGCCTGCTTACTTCGCTCCTACTAGTCTTCGTCCTTATCCTGATGCAACAACTGCACTGGCGTGGGCTTCTTACTATGACGCAGATGATGTGACTCTTGGCGATGCACACTATACTTATGAAGGCCTTATCATCATGCCTCCGCCAGATGGGTCTTATTACGTCTCTATCTATGGCCTCTATTATAGCCCGACGCTAGCGGCTACTTGTGCCTCTGGAGTATGGACACAGACAAAGAGCTTTTGGTCTGAGCTCTTTCCTGCCCTTTTGATCCAAGCGGCTATGTATCAGTTGGAGGTCTTCTACAGAAATGCAGATGGAGCCAAGGACTGGGATATGGCTATAGGTAAGACCATGACCCAGATTGACTTCGACGCTGCACATGGAGAGTCAGTTGACATCAATCAGATGCAGGGGTAAGAGATGAAAACATACCGTACATCATTTCACGCTGGCTTCTCTTCTATTGGCATAGATCCAGAGTCAGTTGCTGGAAGAAACTCTGGCCTCCTGTCTGACTGCATGAACGTGCGTTTGACGAAGAATGGTCTAGAGGGATATAGGCCTCTTATCAAGAGTCTCCTAGATAGCGATTGTGGCTTTGTTGATTCAGTGACAGGGGCAGCTGTTACAATCACAAGAAGATGGCCCTTCCCTCAGCTATTCCTGACAGACGTAGGCCTTTTCATTGGGGCCTTGGAAGGTCTCTATTGGCTCAGTGATGATGATCCTCTTACTCTCTATAGCTTCTCAACTGGTGCTGTGACTTGGCCTTGGTCTTGTGCAGCTATTGGTAAGTACCCTGCCTTCTCTTGTGGCGACGTCTTCGTCTACATGGACCACGTTGCGAATGCATATAAGGTGGTGACTTATGCCTAACATAACAGTAACTATAACACCAAGTGCTGTGAATAGTATAGGCTCTGGCTGGTGCATAGAGGGGGTAACAGACTGGATTGCTTCTGGCGCTTCTTATACAGTCTCTGCTGGAACTTATATCGTTCAGTACAAGCCTGTAGAGGGGTACACGACACCAGCTGAGGCTTCTACAGTTGTAGCAGCTGCTGATGTCTCTGTCTCTGGAGTCTACGCTAGTGATGCATGGCTTGCTGGTTGGCAGCCTCCTGTATCTATCTGCTTATCTAGAGGCCAAGTCTTCTGTGCTGGTGTGAAGCACACGTCGCCTGAGTCGGCAGTAGCAGATGCGAGGATTGTTAGGTGGAGTGAGATAGGTGCCTTTCGCTTCCTTGGTGCTACTGCTAACGCCCTAAGGAATGAGGCG